GTGCCATAAGAGTATTTGGACTTTGATTAAATAACCACTATAAATAAAAAGAAAAGTAAAATTTTAAGATGTCGGCAATAGTTACTGACCAATTTAGAATTCTGAACGCAAATAACTTTGTTGAATCAGTAGAAAATACAAATAATTCATACTATGTTTTTGTAGGATTAGCAAATCCAACAGGCACAGATACTGTAGTGGGTTATGGAAGATCAGGAAATTGGAATTCAAATACCCCTGCACCCACAGATAGTTTTTCATACAGATTACATTCTGGCGATACAATGATGTTTGGTAAAAAGGTATCATCAGCAAATATAAGAAGAATTATAAGAAGAGTAGATTGGGTATCTGGAAATAGATATGAAATATACAGAGATGATTATAGTGCTACAAATCAAAGTCCTATAACTAAAGCAAACAGATTGTATGATGCGAACTACTACGTACTTAATTCCGACTTCAAGGTTTACGTTTGTATTGATAATGGATCAAGTGGAACTAACCCTCTTGGAAACGTTTCACAAGACGAACCAACCTTCACAGACTTGGAACCATCAAAGGCAGGGAATAGTGGAGATGGATATGTTTGGAAGTATCTTTTCACTGTTTCACCTAGTGATATTATTAAATTTGACTCAACTGAATTCATTACTGTCCCAAATAATTGGTCTTCTTCCACTGATGCTCAAATTAGAGCAGTACGTGAAAATGGAGACTCATCCGTAAACGAAAATCAAATCAAACACGTTTATATTGAAAATGGTGGTAGTAATTATGCAACTGGGTCTGGTCAAGAGGTAGACATTATTGGTGATGGTACAGGTGCAAAGGCAAGAATTGATGTAGATACTGCTGGTACAATAACCAACGTTACAGTAAGTGCGGGTGGTAAAGGTTATAGTTATGCACTTGTTGACTTAGGTACTCTTAATAGTAATGTTGCAGTTAATCAGAGAGCAAAATTAATTCCAATCATTCCACCTAAATTAGGACATGGTAGCGATGTATATACTGAGTTGGGCACTGATAGAGTAATTGTTTATGCTAGATTTGACGACTCTACAAAAGATTTTCCTATTGATACAAAATTCGCTCAAGTAGGCATAGTAAAAAACCCAACTAAAATTGGCACAGCAGTAACTTATACTGACAACACCTATTCGTCTTTGCAAGCAGTAAAGTTCAGTAACGTAACTGGATCTTCACCAAAAATTGGTGAAGAAATAAAACAGACTCTTAGTGTCTCTCCACTTGACGGAAAAGTAGCAACAGGTTTTGTAGCATCATATGATCTTGAAACAAAAGTTTTAAAATATTTCAGAGATAGATCTTTGAATTTTAGTAGAACTTTTTTAGATCATACTGATTATTCAGGAATATCGACAACTGGTAGAGTATATCAATTTGAAAGTGCAACTACTTCAAATAATATTGTAGGAACTGCATCATCTTTCTCTGGAACGATAGATATTAATTTTTCTGATGCTACAGTAAATCCAAATGGAGACAAAGTTATTAATTTAGGCACAACGTTTGCACAAGGGTTATCTGATAGTGAGATAAATAAAGGGTCTGGTGAAATAATCTATCTTGATAATAGACCTTTAATTAATAGAAATCCTCGTCAAAAAGAAGACATAAAAATCATACTGGAATTTTAACCGATGCCACAGAAGACTAACTTAAATATATCACCTTATTATGATGATTTTAATAAGGACAAAAACTTTTACAAGGTTCTATTCAAACCTGGATATCCTGTACAGGCAAGAGAATTAACTGGTTTACAGTCTTTATTGCAAAATCAAGTTGAATCATTTGGAAAACATATATTTAAAGAAGGTTCAATGGTCATACCTGGTGGTATTGAATATGATCCAACTTATTTCTCAGCAAAAGTTAATGCAACACATTTAGGAGTAGATGTATCTGTTTATTTAAGTAATATTATATCTAATAATGGTGGTAAAGGAACAAGAGTAAGAGGTCAAAGTTCAGGCATAGTTGCAACAATTAAAAATTTTATTCTACCTCCAGAAGAAGGTGTAGATGATATAACAATTTTTATTAAGTATAATCAATCAGGAACTAATGGAGAAAGCACATCTTTCCCAGATGGTGAGATACTTATTCTTGAAGATAATGTAACTTACGGTAATACAACTTTAAATGTTGAGGAAACCATATTAACACTTGCATCTGAAAACGCAACCGCTACAGGATCTGCTTTCGGTGTTAACAAGGGTGTTTACTTTATGCGTGGTACTTTTGTCGATGTACCAACTTCTCAAATTATTTTAGAACCATATTCAAATTCTCCATCTTACAGAGTTGGTTTTGAAATATTAGAGGAGATTGTTAATGCTAATGATGACTCATCATTGTATGATAATGCAAAAGGATTTACGAACTTTGCAGCACCAGGTGCAGATAGGTTTAAAATTTCAGTAAAACTTGCTAAAAAAGATTTACAAGACTATCAAGATACTAATTTTATAGAATTATTCAGAGTAAATGAGGGGCAAACTAAAAAATTACAAGACACTTCTACATACTCTGAAATAAAAAAATACTTTGCAACAAGAACATTTGATGAATCAGGTAACTATGCAGTTGAACCATTCCGTGTAACAACTCAAGATTCATTAAATAACGAAGTTGGATCAGGTGGGTTATATACAGAAAATCAGGTAACAGATGAGGGAAATACACCTAGTGACGATTTAATGTGTGTGAAACTATCACCAGGTAAAGCGTATGTTAGAGGTTATGACGTATCTTTACCAGGCACAACTGTTATTGATGTTGAAAAACCAAGAACTACAAAAACAGTAAAGAATGCATCTATTCCATTCTCTATGGGTAGTTTAATAAAAGTAAATAATGTTCATGGTGCACCCAAAATCAGTCTAGGTGGAGATGATACAAATGTTGTTCAATTACAAAATCAGAGAGTTGGATCTACTAAGACTGCTGCAGCAGGTTTACAAGTAGGAGAAGCAAGAGTATATTCTTTCGCACTTTCTGATGCTTCATATTCAGGTGCAACAACACCTTGGGATTTGCATTTATTTGATATTCAAACATATACAATATTAAAATGTGCACCTATCCCATCTTCTGGTCAAAAAGTAAAAGGAACAAGAATTAAAGGTCTAGCGAGTGGTGCACACGGATATCTTGCAAAGAATGCTAATTCAACTGGTCTGAATGAATTAGCCATATCTCAAACATCAGGTTCATTTATAGAGGGTGAACAATTACAATACGTTGAGAGTACTGTGGCAGATGGATTTTCTATAAAATCTATAGTGAAGTATACAATCGATGATGTAAAATCAATATTTCAAAATGTTAGTGGTTATCCTACTTTTAATTCAGACACTGTTCTTTATGATAAAGTATTATCTAATTTTTCAGTTTCTGACCAATTAAATGTTGTCAATACTAGTGCTAGTGTAAACAATAGATCTTTTGCAGGGGTAGGTCTCAATACAGAAGCAATTTTAGCTTTCAATAATGGTATTGGTAATGACCCACATTATAATAGAATTGTTTCAGGATTAGATGGTAGTGGTAAAACTCTAACATTAGGTTCAGTTGAAGATGTTGCAGGTATAAACGAAGGATCAACTTTATCTGGGGTCTCAACTTCTTCCTCTTTCAGAGTAAAAGTCCCAAGAGTATTGAATATTGAAAATTCTGGTATATTTTCAAAATTACCAAGAAAAATTATCTCAAATGTTGATACTTCAAACTCTAATTTGATTATTAGTAGACAAATCAATAATCAAACAGTTTCAGGTGGATCTTTAACAATTAATTCTCAAGCAGGATTAGATGCTAGTGTTGGTATTTCAAGTGCCTTCTTTGAACCATTTGATGCTGAAAAATATTCAATTCATTATAATAATGGTTTGATAGAAACATTAACAGCAGACCAAGTATCAGTTGATAATGCTAATAATGATGTAACATTTAGTGGATTATCACAATCTTCAGCAAGTTCAGTAACAGTAAATGTTACTATGAAAAAAGTAGGTGCCTCAAGTAAATCAAAAGATTATGTAAGAAGTCAGCAACTTCAAGTAACAAGAACAGTAGGAATATCTACTTTAACAAGTTTATTGAAACCAAGTAATGCATATGGATTAAGAGTTGAAGATAAAGAAATTTCACTTAACGTACCAGATGTATGTAAAATTATTGCTATATTTGAATCGAAAACAACCGCTGCTCCGACATTAGATGCTTTGACATTTGTATCTGGTTTATCACTGAACACAAATGCTATAATAGGAGAGAAAATAGTTGGTAAAGATAGTAGAGCAGTAGGGCAAATTGTAGCAAGACCAAGTGCAACTGAAATTAGATTTGTTTATCTAAATGCAAACAAATTTGTTGTTGGTGAAGAAGTTAATTTCAAAGAGTCAGGTGGTAAGTATATATTACAAGGATCAGAAGCAGGTAATTATACTGATCGAACAACTGATTATATTTTAAATAAAGGTCATAAAGCACAGTATTGTGATTATTCTAAAATTGTAAGAAGAGCAAAAGTAGGTGCTCCATCTAAAAGATTATTGATTGTTTTTGATCAGTATCAAGTTGCAAGTGGAAATAGTGGAGATTTTTATTCAGTAAATTCATATACAAAAGAAAGATATTCAAATGATATTCCTTCAATTGATGGAAATAGAGCAACAGATGTTATTGATTTAAGACCAAGAGTTAAACCATTTACTATAAGTAATGAGAATGTTTCACCTTTCTCTTTTACAGCTAGAGAATTTGAATCAGTGAACCCATATGTTGTTACACCAAATGAAAGTTCAATATTAGGTTATAGTTACTATCTACCAAGAATCGATAAACTTGTAATCAATCAATATCAAGAGGTAAAATTAGTTAAAGGTGAACCAGCTGAAGAACCAGTTCCTCCAACTGAAAATGGTAACTCTATGGAAGTAGCTGAGATATCTTTACCAGCTTACCTCTTCAATACTGTAAAATCTCCAAATATCAAAATGTTTGATAATAAGAGATATACAATGAGAGATATTGGTGCACTTGAAAAAAGAATTGAAAATTTAGAATTAACAACAACTCTAAGTGCTTTAGAGTTGAACGCACAATCACTTCAGGTGAGAGATGCTGATGGTCTTGATAGATTTAAAACTGGTCTTGTTGTCAACGATTTTTCAAATAGAAACTTTATTGATTTTTCAACAGAGACTGGATCAAGATGTGATGTAGACATAATAAATCGAGAATTAGTAAGTGCTACAGATTTTTGGTCTATAAATGCAGAATTAGCTTTAAATCCATCAATTGATGTTAATGCTGCAGATCTTAACTCTAATTTACAACTTTTAGATACAAACTGTAGGAAAACAGGCGATATTATAACTTTAAATTACACCGAGGTTGATTGGTTAACTCAACCACAAGCGACTGAAGTAGAAAATGTTAACCCATTCAATGTAATCGTTTTCATGGGTGGTATTGTTTTAGATCCACCTTCAGATAACTGGACAAGAACACTTTACGTTAATAATGAAAGAACAGAGTCATCAGGTGCTCAATGGGCAGAAGTTGCAAATGAAGAAATAATCGGAACAACTACAGAGAAACTAGGAACTGAAAAAATTGCAGATATTGAAGATCCAGATTACAATTCTTACAGACGTAGAATTAGAATTTTAAATACAACATATGCTGAAAATACGCAAATTAAAACAACTTATCAAAATGTATTACAAGGTCCTGGTCATGAATTTGACTATGTTGAAAGTATTAAGAGAACAAGTAAAGTAGATCCATATATGCGTTCAAGAAATGTTTTCTTTAGTGCGAATGGATTAAGACCAAATACAAGACATTATCACTATCTTGACAATGGAGTTCCTGATATTTTCCCTAAATTGGTTGAGATTAATATGACTAAAGGTGCGTTTAGAGCGTTTGAAGATGTTAAAATTACAATACGCACTCAAACTCAAAATGGTGCTGCTCAAGCATTCCCAATTGGATTTGCTAGAATACAAAAACCAAATCATAAATTTGGTGATACTTCAAGACCTGATGTTGGGGCAGGTTTAGGTGCTCCATCAGTTCTGGTGGAACAATATACAGTTGATCCTTTTGATACATCAAGACCAGCACCATCAGATACTTATTCAGCAACTTCAAAAATAATTAACATTGATACAATATCATTAGCAAACCAAGAAAAATATTATGGTTACATTCAAAAAGGTGCGACAATAACAGGACAAGAAAGTGGAGCAGTTGCAACTGTAACTAGCATAGATCTTTTCAGTGACAATTGGGGAGATCTATTAGGGGCAATTTTCTTTAGAGATCCAAATACAACACCAAAACCACCTACTATATTTTCTACAGGTACTAAGACATTTAGAGTTACAGCAGCACCAGAGGGCACTATACCAGTTCCTGGCAGCACTGATCACGCTAGTGATGCATCTGGTGTATTTACAGCAACAGGCACCATACAAACTGAAGTAACTAACTCTGTACAGGTAAGAAATCCACCCAAACCATCAGGAACACGTCCAGATGAAATTACCACTAGAACTAATTTAAATTATAAGACAGAAAAACAAAAATATGTGGCTCCTCATAGAGATCCACTAGCACAATCATTTACTGTGGATGAAACTGGTGCTTTCTTAACATCATTCGATGTATACTTCAGATCAAAAGATGATAAAGCAAAATTATTTGTAGAATTAAGATATGTTGAATTGGGAACTCCAACAAAATATCTTGTTCAAAATTATGCACAAATTGCTGTAAATCCAGAAAATATTAATATTTCTGATGATGCATCTAAGCCAACCACTTTGAGTTTCCCATCACCAATTTACCTTGAACCAGAACAAGAGTATGCTTTAGTATTCTTATCACCTTCTTCCGATAAGTATGAAATGTGGGTTGCCACAATGGGTCAAAAAACAGTTGGAACTGCAAATTTACCAGATGTTCAAAATGTAGTTGTTTCCAAGCAATACATTGGTGGAAGTTTATTCAAATCTCAAAATGGTACTATTTGGACTCCAAGTCAGTATCAAGATCTAACATTTACATTACGTAAAGCATCATTCGTTGAATCGGGAACTGCTACTTTCTATAATACTCCAATTGAAGCTGGAGATCTGAATACACAAATATTGCCTGATAATCCAATACGTGTTTTACCAAGAAAATTAACTGTTAAATGTTCTGGTGCATCTCAAAGTGATTTCCCAACTGGAAGAAAAGTAAGCACTGATAATGGCA